TTCCGGATTCAATAGCTTTTTTATATAATTCAACATCTGATATTATATAGTTTATCAATGCTAAAATACCACACATTTTTTAATAAAAAATAAATTTATGTTTATAAAAAAAAATTTTCTTAAAAAATTTCTTAACAAAAATTTTTGGTATTAAATGATTTCTTATAAAAAAATCTTAAAAAAATTTTTGGATATATAAATTTTTGGGATTAAATAGTTTCTTAAAAAATTTCTTAAAAAAAATTTTTGGGATTGAATGGGTTTTTAAAAAAAATTTTGCTCGAAAATTCTTAAAAATTTCTATAAATTCAAATATGAATTTGTTAGACTAGTTTTTAGACTAGTTTTTAGACTAGTTTTTATACTAGTTTTTATACTAGTTTTTATACTAGTTTTTTATACTAGTTTTCTAGGCTAGCTTTATTTCTTCGAGGGAATCGCTTTAACAGCTCCTCATCTGAAAGATAATACTTTACTTTTATTACAGTATCGATAGATAAGCATTCAGAGACGTAATAATACTTATTCCAGAAATCTTTTATATCGGAATAAACTTCCTCTCTGCATACCTCGAAGTAGCAATATTGTCCTTTGTAAAGCTCGCTTCCCATATAGCTGTATTGCATCTTTATCTTCTCCCCTAGGAGTTCTACACGATGGATGCAATACATATTATAAGAAACACCATTTCTTGATACCTTTAAACTATCTTCATCTATGAGAAGCTCAACGCTCTCCTCATGGTATGGAATAGGCTTAGTCAAGGTCAAGTATTTGATATTCTTGTATTTTTTTAAGTTGTCAATATACTCATTAGTAGTAACATTCTCTAGCTGGTAATTACCACCTAGATTTTTGATACTACTCATACTCGCCTCCACTTGTTTAAGTGAAAGGATTTTGGGTAAAATTGACACTGTTTCGTCTAACAGCAAATACTCAACCGGAATTGAGTATTTGACTATATATTTTATATTATTGTTTGATACAACAACGTTTCTGTAGAGTTTTGATACTTGATTCTTGATTATATCGAAGTTCATCACCGAATCCAGAATTGGATTGATGATGAGATTCTTCAAATACGAGTTGTGGTATTTTTTATCTATTGTAATAGTTTTTGTATATCTAGCTACAATTTTACCAGCTATTATTGATAAATACTTATAATACATGAAGTCCATGACTTTCATGTAATTCAATAGGATTTCTGGTGTGAAATTGTAGGTATCTATTTTTTTCGTAATTTCGGTAACCAGCTTGATATCCATATTCATAGATTTCAAGCTTTCGTCTATTGTTTCTAAGGTCTCTTTTTTGCTAAATCCCATTTCTTTCATGTCATGGGTTTTCTTAAAGTTCATGTACATGTCCTCGAGAAGCAGAGATCTTTGCATGTTTTTTATATATATTTTTGATATATTCAATTTTTTATTAAATGATATGTATTAGAAGGCATAATTAATTTATATTTATTATTTTCTAGACCTATACATAAACAGCAACAATTCCCTTTTAATTCATCTTTATCATTAAAAGTCTTTGTAGATATATAAAAATTCATAATAATTTTATTTTCTAAATTACAAACTAACCGTTGTATAACATCAATAATTCCTCCATGAGTAATTACTAATATTTTATTATATTTCGTATTCTTTAAATTTCTTAAAAATTTAGAACAATTATTAGTAATATCGGTTAAGTTAGGAATAACATCATCTTTATGCATTTTTTCTAGTAATTTTAGCTGTTTCATCTTTAATTCATATTTTTCATAAGGGTCAATTGTTTTGTCTAATTCATGTATTAAATTAGTTAAATCTTTATTTTTTCCATGAATATTATTAATCTCTGCTTCTGTCATACCATTATATATGTTTTTATATGCTCCTAGTTCAATAATTAAGTCATCAATAATTAAATCTTTATTAGATGATTTTATTTCTTCTGATATTATATCATATGTCTGTCTGCATCTATGCACAGGAGAACAGTAAATTTTATCAAACTTTCCAAAAGTTTTATGTAAATATTTTCCCGTTACTTTAACTTGTTTAATACCATCCTTTGTTAATACTATTTTTGATTCATCATATTTTTCCCCTTTTTTGTTTGCTAAATTCTCAGTAGATTCGCCATGCCTAACAAATATAATTTTTTTCATTCTATATTAATAAAATTTAAAATTTAAAATTTAAAATTTGAAGTTTAAATATAAAAAATATGAATAATTCTATATATTATAACATGGAATTGCTGTTAAAAAACAATGAATACATATTAGACTATAAAAATAGAAAAAGGTCAAGTAATTCAGAAATATTACCACATTTATTTATTGATAAAATAGTATTTATATCTCCTAAATCATTTCAACAAACCCATATAATATTAGCTAATAGAATTAGAAAATATGTTATTTCCGTAATTAAAAATTACATAATTAGAAAATACAATGAACTTATATGTTTAGGTGGAGAATCATATTTTTATGCATTATATCTTAATTACAAGTTTAAATTTGTTACTAATAATTTATATATAAAAAATGACTGTATTTTTAATAACAAGATATACAATAAAATTCATATAAAAAATTATAATTTTATAGATAATTTTATATATGAATATTCCAATATTCCAGATGGGAATTTTTATATAATAAATATGAGTAATATTTATAAAAATATTGTAGATAAATTATTAGAAATAAAGCCAGAAACTATTATTATAATTAGTTGTCATCATGATAATTTTTGGAATAGAATAAAGCCATTAAGAAAACATTATATATTACATAGAAAAAGATTTGTATGTGAAAAGTTACGATATTTTATAACAGTAAATATATTTAGATTAGCTAATGTTATACCATTTGGCGGTAATTGCTCAGTTGCTTATATGTTGAAATATTATAATATAAGAAAAAAAGCAAATTTATTTGATTGGTGCAAGATAAGTATATATCAGTTATATAATGTTATAAGTAATTATAATGATAAGAAAACAAGAGAAGATTTTTTAACATATAAATCTTGTAGAGAATCGAATCATGATGTTTTCGAAGAGCATGGAAATATTTTATATAAGAATAATATGAATATAATATTTGCTAATAATACGAATACAGAAAAGAGATTTTATAGTTTAGATAAAGAAAATATCTATATTAGATTAGAAACATCTTCAATGACGAACAATATGAAAAAAGAATATAAAAAACTATTTAGAATACTAAATGGGAAATTTATTTTGATATCTGATAAACCAATATTTAATTTTGGATTTTATAATTATGAAAATATGCATTTATGGAATATAAAATTAGAATATTTTGATTCGGATTGGAAATATTCTGGTATTATTTGGTATAAAATATTTAAATATATATATGAGGGCTAAAGAATTAGCGAAGCATTTTTATAACTACGCACAACATGTTGCAAAATTAAAAGAAGCATCTTCAAAATATAGAGCTATAAATTACACTCGAGCCGGAGTTTATATAGAAAATACATTTGAAGATGAAATAATGACTAAAAATAAAATAGAGAAATCAGAATTATCTGATAGAATGAAAGAAAAGGCTATTTTATTTTTACAAGATACAACATTTATAGCTAGTAATTTAATAGAAGAATTAATTTCTATAAATGGTATTGGTAGAGAAAAAGCTAAGCAATTAATAAATGAAGGTGTCAAATCTATAACAGATTTAAAAAAGAAAAAGTATTATGAAATGTTAAATAATGATACTAAATTATTTTTATCTATGAAGCCAGAAAAAAGAATTCCACATAATGATATAAAAATATTTGAAGAAAAACTTAAATTATCAGGAATTAAATTTAAATTTGTTGGGTCTTATAGAAGGAAAAAAGAATATTCATCTGATATTGATATTATGTTGATTTCTGATAATGAAAATATTATAGATAAATTCTTATTAGAAATGGAAAAAAAATATAAATGTAATGTATATTCTAAAGGCAAAGATAAAATAAGTTTATTAATGGATTTTTCTATATTTGGAATCAAAGCTATATATAAAATAGATGCGTTTAGATGTAATGTCGAAAATAGAATTCCAATGTTAATATATGCAACTGGTTCTAGAGAATTTAATATTTATATGAGAGGCAAAGCAAAGAAAATGGGATATTTACTAAATCAGAATGGTTTGTTTAAAAATGATAAAAAAATAATATTAAAAACAGAACGAGACTATTTTAAAATATTAGATATTGAATATAAATTACCAGAAGATAGAAAATGATTCGATTAATATCCATTAAATTCGATTAATCTAATCATCCTGTAATTTACTTAAAAGTGCAGCAACCATGTTATCATCTATATCATTTGATTCTTCTAATTTTTTTTGTGTTTTATCAAGAGATTTATTTTCCACAGATGGTCGTGATTTGAATTCCTCTACTTCTTGATTTCTATCTATAATTTTAGTTTGAGGAATACTATTATTTTTATTATTCATATTTTTCCTTCTATCTACTTCTGAATTCATTTTAGCTTGTAAATTTAGTGTTTCGTCTTGGTCTTCATCTTCTTTTATGATAAATTTACCTGTAGGGTCTTTCTTGATATCTCCTAATGCACGGAAATTATAATCAGTAAGAATTTCGTCATCTGTTTTAGGAATTGCTTTTTGCTTACTTGTTTTTATTCTTTTTCTTATTTCATCAATTATTTCTGGAACTCCAATATAAATTTCATTATCAACTGTCATTGCCGGTAATCTTGTTATTCCTTTCTCTCTTAAATTCTCTAATTCAGACATTTCTGCTATTTTAAAATTGAATGTGATTCTTCCTTTAATAATAGCACTTTCTATATTTCTTTTTAAGAAATCTACTAAATCCCTATTATATTTGCTTGAATTGTCATTAAAAATGATTGTTAGTATTTTAGACATTTATTATATATATAAATATAAATTTTGAATATATATAATAGTAATATACATTTAAAATGACAAAATTGACAATCGAAAACATTTCAGTAAAAAATAAAAAAATAGATATGAATGACCATATGAAAAAACTATTGGAATTAATGAAAAAAAATAATATGGATGGAATGAAAATGCTTCCGCAAGCTGAATGGTCAGAAGTTCAATTTGTTATTAAAAATAGTTATTCTGGATTTGCTAATGCAATTCGTAGAATTCTAATTAGCGAATTAGAAACATATTGTTTAGATTTACCAGCAGATGGATATATTAAAACAGATGAAGAATTTATTCAAGGTAGAACAGATGCTTTAATAAAAAATATAAACTTATTACCTATAAATCAAGAAATTATTGATTTGAATAAATATAAAATTAGTTTATTAAAAACAAATACAACTCCTGAAGTTATAGATGTTAAAGCATCTGATATTTTTATTACAGAAAAACATTCTAAAATACATTTAGAAACATTAGAGCATCTTAAAAAAGCTTCTAGTGCTGTAATATCTTATGACTTTAAATTATCAGAAGAAGTAATTAAAAAGAAAGAATATAAAAGTGATTTGGATGTAAAGAAAATACTTCCGGATTCTAATATTAGAATTGCCTCATTACGCCCCGGTAAAACATTACACATAACAGACCTATTTTATAATAAAGGAATTGCAATGGATGATTGCGCTAAATTTAGTTTATTAGATAATGTTTCTTATAAGCCAATTAATATTAAAGTATTTGATTATATAAAAAATGAGGGTTTGCGTTCTATTGAATATAACCCAACTGATTTTGAAATTAAATTTAGAACTTGTGCAAATATAACTGTTAAAAGAGTTATATCATTACTTGTTGAAAGGTTTAATTTCTTATTAGATGGAATAGAAAAAAATATTCTGGAATATATTAAGAGTCCAAATAAAAACTATTTCGCTAATGATGTAATAGAAGTTAATATTATTGAAGATGAAAAAAAAGAAAAGATATTTATCTATAAAATAAAAGAACAATATTTTACATCTATAAATGCTATTGCTCAAAAATGCTATTTATTAGATGAATCAATTCCATTTTGCACTGGTGGTGTTGAAAGATATGACACAAAAGTTGGAGTATTGAAACTTAAACATGCAGAACCTAATAAATTAATATTAGATGCGGTTAAAGATATTAGAAAAGAAATAGATATCTTCTCAAAAGCATTTTAAAAAAATATCTTATTAAAAAAATATATATCTTATTAATATAATTAAAAAAAATAATATTTTAATTTTTTATTATTCGTCATCATCTGAAATGATGACTTTCTTAATTAACATATTATTCGTCATCATCTGAAATGATGACTTTCTTAATTAACATATTATTCGTCATCATCTGAAATGATGACTTTCTTA